AGAACAAGACGAAGGCAGATGGCTACGTGCTTATCATAACTTCAGAGGCTTGTACGGAAAAAACATTAAGTTCAGAGAATCTGAAAAATCTAAAGTCTTTATTAAAATAACAAAAACTAAAGTCCTTGCAGCCTTTGGGCAGCTTGTAGACGTAATCTTCGGTACAGGTCAGTTTCCAATTGGCGTTAAAGAAACAAGAATACCTGAAGGCATTGCAACCTATCAGCACGTTGATATGACTCCAGGCCTAGAAACAAGTCGGCCTGAAGCACACGAAGAAGAAACAGAAGAAGAAGAAGAAGTAGTAGATCCTTTTGATGTTGGCTACGAAGGTGATGGTCGAACTTTAAAACCAGGAGCAACCTTCTCAAGCGGAGAAACTGCTTTTGAGAATGCAGTAGAAGAAGGAATAGAAGAAGGCAAACTAAATGTTATTGATGGGCCTTCTCCAGATCCTCAAGTATTAGAAATGTCTCCAGCTAAAGAAGCTGCTAGACAAATGCAAAAGCTTATACACGATCAAATAGAAGAGTCTAATGGCTCATCAGAACTAAGGAACGCAATATTTGAAGCGGCTCTTTTTGGAACTGGCATTGTTAAAGGCCCGTTTAACTATAATAAAACTATTGGTCGTTGGACTAAAAATAAAGAAACAGGAGAAAGAGAGTATTCTCCGCTTTCTATTCGTGTTCCTCGAATTGAGTTTGTAAGCATCTGGGATTTCTTTCCTGATCCTAGTGCTACAACTATTGATGAATGTGAGTACACATTTCATAGACATAAACTTAATAGATCACAACTAAGAGCTTTATCAAAACTTCCTTACTTTGATAAAGAAGCAATACGCGAATGTCTAGTTATGGGGCCAAACTATAAAGAAAAAGACTATGAGCAAGCTCTAAAAGATGATAATCGGTCAGATGATTATGGATCTGGTCAGTTTGAAGTTTTAGAGTATTGGGGAATCATGGACGCTGAGTATGCGCGTGAAGTAGGTATGGAATTATCTGAAGATGTAGATGACTTAGACGAAGTACAGGTAAATGCTTGGATAAGCAATGGAAAGCTTCTCCGCGCAGTAGTTAATCCATTTACACCCTATAGACTTCCTTATAATTCTTTCAGTTACGAACAAAATCCATACAGCTTTTTTGGTATTGGTGTTGCTGAGAATATGGATGACTCTCAACAAATAATGAACGGTCATGCTCGTATGGCAATTGATAACCTTGCACTTAGTGGTTCTGTTGTCTTTGATGTAGATGAGTCGGCTTTAGTTGGTGGTCAGTCTATGGACATATACCCCGGCAAAATATTTAGAAGGCAAGCAGGGATGCCAGGACAAGCTATACATGCCGTAAAGTTCCCTAACACCACTCAAGAAAACATGATGATGTTTGACAAGTTTCGTCAGCTTGCAGATGAGCAGACAGGTATACCAAGTTATTCACATGGCATGACAGGCGTTCAAAGTATGACACGAACAGCTTCAGGGATGTCAATGCTTTTAGGTGCTGCCTCTTTAAATATTAAGACAGTTGTTAAAAACTTAGATGATTTTTTACTTAAACCTCTAGGTCAAGCTTATTACCAATGGAACATGCAGTTTTTCGACGGCGATTTAGATATTCAAGGTGATTTAGAAATTAGAGCTATGGGTACAAATAGCTTGATGCAGAAAGAAGTAAGAAGTCAACGATTGACAATGTTCCTTCAAACTGCACAGAATCCTGCTATTGCACCGTTTGTTAAGATCTCTAAGATAATTAGTGAACTTGCTTACAGTCTTGATTTAGATCCTGATGAAATTCTTAATGACCCTGAAGAAGCCGCTATCATGGCACAGATTATAGGAGCGCAAAATGCTGGACAAGCAACTGGCAGCGAGGCTATCCCCGCTGGTGAGCAACCCGGAGCTGTGGGGGGCGTTCAAGGAACACCTGAACAACCTCAAGACCTTGGAGTTACAGGCACTGGTGGTGGCAACATCGGAACGGGAAATATTCCGCTGCCAGGGGAGAGTGGGTTCTCTGGTCGGCTTAGAGAAGCTTAAAGATCAGATAGCCGAAGCTAAATATAGAATAATCGAGGATTAAAAATGCCAAATAAGTCAATGAAAATTAAATATGATAAAGGTTCTAAAGTAGATCAATCAGATCTTGCAGAACTAGAAAGACAAGCACAACTAGACGAAAACTCTTTTGAAGACAGCCCCTCGATTAATGAAGGTATAAATAATAAAAATACTAAAACTCTTTTAAAAGACGCAGAAGACAGAATAGAAAAAGAACAAGAAAGAAAAGAAGACGATACAGACCGACAAATGAGAGAAGCAGCAGAAAAGCATTTTAGAAGAGATCTTAATGAAGGCGGCTCTATGCTTGTTCCACCCGAAATGGAAGCATTACCCGAACAAGATATACCTATAGATACATACGACAATATACCAGTAGATGAAATAGAAGTAGCAGAAGCCTCACAGCTGCCCGACGAACAAGTGGAAGATAACTACTTAGAGTATGTACTAAATGAATCTTTAGATCCAGAAGACCAAGAATATTTAATGGGCGTTCTAGAAACAGATGAACGACTTAGCAACATCTTTGATAAAGTTATGGATGTTGCGACAGAATTCTCAGGTGAAGGGGAAGTAGACGGCCCAGGCACAGGAGTATCAGATTCGATTCCCGCAAGGTTATCGGATGGTGAATTTGTTTTCACCAAGAAGGCTACCGATCAACTAGGCTCAGATCAGCTTCAAATTATGATGGATGATGCTGAACGAGCCTTTGATGGCGGCTATATGAAGAAAGCGTTTGGTGGTATGGTTGATGACATCCCTATGGATGATCGTAAAGAAGACGAAGAGATTAACAGTATGATGATTTCTTCTAACCAAATGCCAAGTGTTAGACCACGATAAGGCCACTTTATTAATTTAAACCCCTTATTACTATTTACCTACAGGCTACCTTAAAGTATCAAGACCCTATATTGAAAAACGCGAACAGTATAGCCACCTTGAAAGACTGATAAGCCCCTAAAGGAGTGTGACATAATGTCTGAAGCAATTGAAGAAGTAAGCGAAGAAGAAGAAGAAGAAGAAGCTAACCCGTATAACTCTCGTAAAGCTTGGCACGTTGAAGACGAACCAAGCAAAGGAGATGCATCAGGGTTATTTTTTGAAGAGCGACCTAAGAAAAAGAAGGCTACCCGCAAAGCGGCCCCTGAAGAAGAAACTGAAAGTCCTCAGAAAGAAACCAATTATAAAAAACGGTACGATGATTTAAAGAAGCATTATGATCATAGGATTGCGGATTTTAAACAAAAAGAGCAGGAACTTACAGCAGCAGCAATAGAAAGGCAACCAGCCTATGCGCCGCCGAAGTCAACCGAAGAGCTTAATAAGTTTAAAGAACAATATCCTGATCTCTATGACACTGTAGAGACTGTAGCTCACTTACAAAGTGAACAACAGATTCAAGCTTTGCAACAGAAGCTGTCTGTTCTTGAACAACGAGAATCAGACCTACAACGTAGAGATGCTGAAGAAACTTTAAAGTCTCGACATCCTGATTTTGAGGATATACGAGGCGACGATAAGTTTCACGAATGGGCAGGAGAACAACCTGAAGCAATTCAAAGTTGGATCTACGAAAACCCAGATAATGTTACTTTAGCTATCAAAGCTATTGATCTTTATAAAATGGAAACTGGAATCTCCGCTACTAAAACAAAAGCTAAAGCGCAGAAGTCACAGCCTAAATCTTCGGCAGCAGATTTTGTATCTACTAAAACAACCAGTGTAGATACTAAAGAGCCGAGGATTTGGACTCAGCGGGAAATTTCTGCCCTTACCATGAACCAATTCGATAAATACGAAAGTGAAATTGATGAAGCTGTAATGGAAGGCCGAGTAGTTCCCTAACTTAATTTATCTTTTAGGAGTAATATAACATGGCTTATAATCAATCAGATCAGTTATTTGAACAGAGTACAGATACCGATGGTAACTTCGGTAATTCTGTCTCCGGTCAAACTAACTCGTTCTTCCTTCCGGCGATTTATTCTAAGAAGGTTTTAAACTTCTTCCGTAAATCTTCAGTTGTAGAAGCGATCACAAATACCGATTATTCGGGTGAAATTACAGCTTTTGGAGATTCTGTAAAGATCATCAAAGAACCTGTAATCACGGTATATCAGTACGAACGTGGTGCTGATGTAACTCAAACTAAGTTGACTGACCAAGAAACTACCCTAGTTGTTGATACAGCTAACGCCTTTAAGTTCATCGTTGATGATATTGAAACTTCTATGTCTCACGTTAACTTTAAAGAAGTTGCTGCTTCATCTGCCGCTTACGCTCTGCGTGATGCTTTTGATGAAGGCGTAATTGCTACAATGTTCTCAGGTGTTTCTGCATCAAGCCCTAATCATGTCCTGGGTAGCGATAGTGCTACTGATTTAGCTGCTGGTACTTTTGATGGTACTGGTAACTTGGACATTGGTTTTGGCTCAAGTGAACACGATCCTCTTGATGTAATGGCTTATTTTGCCCGTCTTCTTGACGAACAAAATATTCCTGAAGAAGGTCGTTGGTTCGTGGCTCCCCCTAGCTTTTACGAGCAATTGGGACAGTCAAGTTCTAAGTTGATGTCTGTTGACTTTAATGCTGGTCAAGGCTCTATCCGTAATGGTCTAGTATCTTCTGGAAAATTACGAGGCTTTGATATGTACAAGTCCAACAATATCGCCTCTCCGTCTAATGCGGCGGGTAAGATAATTGGTGGACACATGAGTTCTACTGCCACGGCACAGACCATCACAAGCACTGAGGTTCTTCGTGACCCAGATAGCTTTGGTGATATCTGTCGAGGCTTGCATGTGTACGGCGCTAAAGTATTACGTTCTGAAGCTCTGGTTTCAGCGTTCTACGGTATCGACTAAGCAAGTAATGAGAGAAGGGGGTGTAAAAGCCCCCTAATCTTTTTTTTAAAAAAAAGGAAAATACATGGCTGTTATAGGAAGCGATTCTAAACCTCTAATGATTAAGGGCGCAAAAAAAGGAAAGATATTAGGCGCTTGGGGTAGTAATAATCAGAACTATAGAAACAACTGGAATAAAATATGGGGTACAAAAGAAACCCCTGAAACTAAAGCAAAGGCAGTGTAAATAATGGCTACAACCTTTTTAGAGTTAACAAACGAGCTTTTACGAGAACTTAATGAAGTTGTGCTAACAAGTTCAACATTTCCAAGTGCGCTTGGTGTACAGCAACACGTTAAGGACTCACTTAATCGTGCATATTTTGATATTATTAACGAAGAACCTCAGTGGCCTTTTTTATCTGTTTCCGATAGCGGTGAAACAGATCCAATGTATGGCAACGTATATTTAGAAACAGTGGCTGGAACTCGTTGGTATGAATTAAAACCCGCTAGTTCTAGCATTACAACAGATTATGGATCAGTAGATTGGGATCACTTTTATCTTACTACTGTAGGTGTTAGTGGAGAAACGGCTCCTTACGAGGATGGGAACCTACGTTTTATAACACTCGAAAACTGGAAAGATTTTAGACGAACTTCTGAAAACTTAGATGATGCAGACACACAGAGCTATGGTAAGCCTAACTGTATTATACGAAGTCCAGATGCTCGTAATTTTGGATTAAGTCCAATACCAGATCAAGTTTATCGTATCTGGTACTTTGCATGGGATCTTCCTTCGCGTTTAAGCATACACTCAGACACTGTTGTATTCCCAGATGTCTATACGTCTGTTCTAATAGCAAGAGCCAGATACCACATGTGGCAGTTTAAAGATAATCCGCAAGCCGCAGCCTTTGCACAAGAAGACTATAAAAAAGGACTGCGAAGTATGAGGTCTAACTTAATGTCTCCTGCGCCTATGTATATTTCAGATGACCGTATGAGATTCGTATAATATGGCTGCTTCACAACCTTATGGTGTTTCATGTAAAGGTGGATTAAACACAAACCTAAACCAACTTGAGATGCTTGCACAGCCGGGATTAGCTACAAAGCTTATAAACTTTGAAGTCGATCCAGATGGCGGCTATCGTCGTATAAACGGCTACACAGCCTTTGGAGACACTCGTCCTAATAGCGCAAACGCAGTATTAGGTATTTCAGTATATGCTGATGGTTTAATAGTCTGTTCAGGCGATGGAATCTTTTTTAGCCCTGATGGAGAGGATGCCTGGCTACAACTTAACAGAGCTAGTGTTGCAAGCGGTGGAGACAACTACACAGCCTTTACAGGCCGTAGCATGGACGCAAGAACTTCGCAGGCTCAAACATCTTCTACAATCTTTGAAGGCAACACAGACTACGGACAGATCATTATTACTGACGGAGTTAATAAACCTTTCTTATTTAGCATGACAGGAACAGGCGGCTTAACTTCTCGCACATTCTTTGCAGAAGAAGTCACAGTAAGCGGCACAACAGCCCCAACAGTATGCGCTATCCATGACCAACACTTAGTTGTTGCAGGTGCGTCTACTGCTAAAAACACAATTTTTTATAGTACGTTACTAGACCCTAGTGGCTTTTCAGGTTCTGGATCAGGAAGCATTTTATTGCCTGATCAAGTGGTTGGTATTAAAAGCTTTCGTAGCGACCTTATTATTTTTTGTAGAAATAGTATACACAAGCTTATTAATATTAATGATGCTAACAGCATTGCTATTGTACCTATTACACAAAACGTAGGTTGCTTGAGTTCACACAGTATTCAAGAAATTGGTGGTGACTTAGTATTCCTTAGCCCAGATGGTATACGTTCTGTTGCGGGTACATCAAGGATTGGTGACGTTGAATTAGGATCAGTTAGCCGTCAAATACAATCTATTATTTCAGCTATAGCAAACTCTATAAACTCATTTAATATTACAAGCGCAGTCTTACGAAGTAAGTCACAATACAGATTGTTTTACAACACAGTCGGTGGCTCTACTGCGGCGGCTAGAGGAATTATAGGAACACTGACCGCCAATGGTTTTGAGTGGGCTGAAACGCTTGGTATACAAGCAACTGGCTTTGCTTCTGGATTTGCGGCTACAGGCGTTGAAAAACTTTATCATGGCGACAACCAAGGCTATGTTTACAACCATAACGTAGGAGATAGCTTTTCTTTTGGCGGGAACCTTTTAGACATTACTGCTCAATATCAAACACCACACTACGACTTTGGCGATGTAGGAACACGAAAGACTATGCACTATGTTAAGCTTTCTGTAACTCCTGAAGGCGAAGTTTCTCCAGTATTAAGAATGAGATACGATTACGAAGATACGACAATACCACAGCCGCCAGAGTATGTTTTAGATAACATCCCAACACCCTCACTTTTTGGTCAAGGTGTTTTTGGAGTAGCTGTATTCGGTGCAAGCTCTGACCCAATGCTCCGTCAAGCTGTTCAAGGTAGCGGCACTGTTTGTAATTTCCAAATTAAAAGCTCAGATCAAAAGCCGCCTTACGCAATTAACGGCATCTACATAAATTACGTCCCATCAGGTAGGAGATAACCGAATGGCAGGAACAAGTTACACTAGACAAAGTACGCTTACCGATGGCGATACGATTACAGCCGCACTTTTTAATGCAGAATACAACCAATTAGTTACTGCATTTTCCTACGCCTCTACAGGCACGACAGGACACCAACATGATGGTGGAGCAGCAGAAGGTGGCAACATTGAAATTATTGGTGACCAGGATTTTTTAAATAAACTTGTTGTAGATACAAGTAACAATCGCTGGGGCTTCTTTGTTGAAGTAAGCAGTGCTGCTGTAGAACAAATAAGAATACAGGATGGCGCAATAGTTCCAGTAACTGATAACGATATTGATTTAGGCACATCCTCTCTAGAATTTAAAGATGCTTTCTTTGATGGGACAGTAACATCAGATGCTTTTGCAGGGCCATTAACTGGTAATGTTACTGGTAATGTTTCAGGCACTGCTGCAACAGTAACGACTGCTGCACAATCTAACATCACTTCTTTAGGAACACTTACAACTTTAACTGTCGATAATGTCATTATTAACGGTACGACCATTGGGCATACGGGAGATACTGACTTATTAACATTAACAAGCGGTGTATTAACAGTTGCTGGAGAAGTTGACGCAACAAGCTTAGATATATCAGGCGACATAGACGTAGATGGTACTACAAACCTTGATGTCGTTGACATCGATGGGGCTGTGAACATGGCGACTACCTTGCTTGTTACAGGCAACGTAGACTTTAACGGTGACTTGGATGTTGATGGTACAACAAACCTTGATGTGGTTGACATCGATGGCGCAGTAAACATGGCGACCACTGCTCTTGTTACAGGTGTTTTGACCACAACAGCTACACAAGTAGCAACGGGTGGCGTTACTAGTGGTTCAAATATTATTTCAGATGCAGACAGCACAGACAGCTTAGGTTCTACCGGGGTTAGATGGCTAAAGGGTTGGTTCGACACTTTGACCGCAGGAACATTGACGATTGGTTCAGGCAGTGTCACAGATAGTTCTGGTGCTATTAGTTTTGGTAATGAAAATCTTACGACGACAGGCATTGTTACTGCCGCTGGAACCTCCGTATTTACTAACCTAGACATCTCAGGCGATGTTGATATTGACGGCACTTTAAACGTAGACGCTATCGACATTGACGGCGCTGTGCAAGCAGACGGTACTATTACTGTCGGTGTTGATGACACGGGCTATGACGTTAAATTCTTCGGAGCTACTTCTGGAGCTTACATGCTTTGGGATGAATCTGCTGATGATCTAAAATTAGTAGGAGCTGCAGGATTTACTGTTGCTGGTGATATTGATGTAGACGGCACAGCCAACCTTGACATTGTTGACATCGATGGCGCTGTGGATATGGCTACAACTTTAGCTGTTGCAGGTAACGTAGATTTCAATGGCGACCTAGACGTAGATGGAACAACCAATCTTGATGCTGTAGACGTAGACGGCGCTGTCAACTTTGCCGCAGACGTAACCTTTGCCGATGGCGCAGACATCATCACGGCTTCCGCAGGAACAAGTAACTTCCGCGCAGGTGTCAACGCAGGTAACAGCATTGCAAGCGGTGGTAATTATAATACTGTTGTGGGCGATGAAGCTGGTACTGCGATTACGACTGGTGATGAAAATATTGCAATAGGCTATGCGGCTTTAGAT